GTCAAAGCGCAACACTCCTATGACTATGCTGATCCAGATTTAAACGCCACTGTGACTAGCGATGGTTATAAAATGGCAGTCGTTGTTATTACTCCACAAGCTGGCCAAAATTTAACGAGTGTTAACTTTAATCAACCATATGCAATCGATGGTTCTACGTTTCCTAATTCGTCTCCGATATTAGAAATTATATTTTCTTGCCCAAACTTAACGAGTATATCTTTAGGTCTTGCAACCGTTACAGGAGTTTTTTGTAAAAGTCTCGTTCATTTTTCGGGTGTTAACATGGGGATAATTACTAATTTTACCAGTATATTTCAACATTTAACTGCATTAAAACTGGTGTCAAATCTTTATACTACTGCTATAATTACCAGCACAGGTAGCATGTTTGCTAACTGTCGCTCGCTCATATCTGTACCGTTGTTTGACACATCGTCGGTTACAAGTATGGGTAGCATGTTTTCTAACTGTAATTCACTCACATCTGTACCATTGTTCGATACCTCGAAGGTTACGAGTATGAGCAGTATGCTTTTTGCCTGTAATTCACTCACATCTGTACCATTGTTCGATACCTCAAATGTTACGAGTATGAGCAATATGTTTTTGGGCTGTACTTCAATTACATCTGTACCGCTATTTAATACATCAAAAGTTACAGATATGTCTCAAATGCTTAGAGATTGTAATTCACTCACATCTATACCATTGTTCGATACATCGTCAGTTACAAATATGGGTGCTATGTTTTATAACTGCCGTTCACTCACTTCTGTACCGTTGTTCGATACCTCAAATGTTACGAGTATGAGCAATATGCTTTTTGGCTGTATTTCAATTACATCTGTACCGCTATTTAATACATCAAAAGTTACAAATATGGTTAGCATGTTTAATGGCTGTACTACAATTACATCTGTACCATTGTTCGATACATCGTCAGTTACAAATATGGGGTTTATGTTTAATGGCTGTACTTCACTCACATCTGTACCGTTGTTCGATACCTCGAAGGTTACAACTATGGTTAACATGTTTGTTAACTGCCTTTCACTCAAATCTGTACCGCTGTTTAATACATCAGTAGTAACGTCTATGACTCAGATGTTTAACAGTTGTTATTCACTTGTAGCTGTACCATTATTTGATACTTCAAATGTTACGGATATGTCTTTGATGTTTCAGGCATGTAACCAACTCGTATCTATACCGTATCTTGATACCTCTAAAGTTACAACTATGGCTCAGATGTTTAACAGTTGCTCTGCACTCACTACAGTACCGTTACTTAATGCATCATCAGTTACATCTGGTAACTTTACTAATACCTTTAATGCATGCACTTCACTTACGCGAGGCGCATTAAGTGGAACACGATTCTCTATATCTTATAGCGGATGTAAGTTATCCAAAGAAGAGTTAGAATCTATATTTACTAATTTAAGCACTATAGGTGCGGCAAGTCAGACATTAACGATTAGTAATAACTGGGGAGCGCCGACTGTGGTAAGTTTGGCAGCTACGACAACTGCAAGTAGTACTACGATAACTATGGCAAATACAACAGGCTTAGAGACAGGTATGCAGATTACTGGTACAAATTCTCCGTTAACCACGGCGAGAGCTGTTACATTTACCACCGGTAGTACTGTAACTATCACTAACCACGGGCTAAGCAACGGTGACGAGGTATCATTTGCAACTATAGTAACAACAACAGGTATCGTGACTAACACAATATACTATGTGGTTAACGCTGCGTCGGGATCATTTCAAGTAGCAGCAGTACCGGGCGGCGTTGCATTGACATTAACTGGAACAGGTTCTGGTACATTGAGACACCGAACTGAAATTGTATCAATTACTCCTAATACGAGCATAGTCGTCTCACGACCAATGGCAGCAAACGGGGCAACCACATTGACATTTAGGCAATTGAAAACAGGTACAGCACTATTAAAAGGCTGGGCAGTAACAGGATAAACTTATGACAGCAGGATTCTATAAAAAACAAGACGGACAATTACTCTATGGACCACATATCGTAGAGGGCGATGGATATGTGCTATTAGCTCAAGATAAAGACACATATGAGTATCCCATAGATGGATGGTATTGGTTTGAGAGTGAAGAAGAAGCGATACAAAAGTTATAAAAAAAGAGCCGATCTTTCGATCGGCTCTCTTAGTATATAAAGAAGTTATATTATAGATAGCCGAGATATACTAATCTAGCTATTTCTGGAAAACCTGTTTCATCACCATTGAAAGAAACAGATTGAGCAGAGGCAGCAGTAGTACAGGTAAATAAAGAGCTAGTTCCGTCGGTATATAGTACAGCAAATTGCGAAGCATTATAAGCTCTATCTACTCTAAAAGAAGTTCCGGTAGCAGCAGATAGAGTAACAAAGGCGCCAGTTCCAGACCCTGGAAAGGATAGAGAATTAAAAGCAATGCCCTGTACGCTTTTTCCGCTAAGAGTAGTGCTATTAGCGGGACCTGTACCAACAGTTAGTAGTTCTACTGTTTTATAAGTACCGGTGTTTGATAACGACCAGGATAAATTAGTAGGTTGTAGACCATATGCTGAGAGTGCTTGATTGTTAAAGGATACGACTGCCATATTAATATTTATTCCTTCTATGATTTTTTTAATAAAAAAATGGCGGGGTCTTCGGCCCCCGCCATTTTAAAATAGTTGTTATCTCTGAATAGATCAGAAGTACACGTTTTGCTGAGCTGGTGAGAACGCAGTACCTAGACCCTGAACAATAATAACGTGGTAGTAGAGATTTGCTCCGAAGATATTGTCTACAACACCATAACGTGTAAGCAAGCCTACGCGTGGTGCGAAGTCGTTCGGACCAATTGTTCTCTGAACCATGATAGGAATGTAAGGGCAGTAGATGATACCTGTATCGTAGAACTCTGAACCCTTGTAACCAAGGAGAGCGTATTCAATTGGCGATGTGTAGCTATTTGTGTAGCCAGCATCATAACCGTATTGAACTTCGGTACGTGTATCACGGTATACTGAGAATCTTCCACCTACAGAACCGATCTTTGCAACACCAACTGGTTGAGTTGAAACATCACCTTGTACAGGTACCCACTGGAATTCAGGGAGCATCTCGAGGATTGCACAAACTCTTGGAGTTGCAACAATGAAGTTAGCAGCACCGCGTCTGTTACGAACTGCGATTCTGTTTGCTTCAATGATAAGTCTTTGATAGAAGTCTCTATTTCTCTCAACGAGCCATCTGCCGTCTGCAGAAGCTGGAGACCAGATAGAATAACCAGCACCATAACCTGCGTTAAGAGCTGCTTGGATCATTCTGACGATCATTTCACGGTCGATTTCAGCTTGGATCTCATACGACATTGCGTTTGTGATCTCTGCATCGATATCGATACCGTTCATGTTCTTAAGGTCTTGCTCTAATTCAACGGACCAGCGTGCGCCAAGTCTACGAGTACCTGCTTCAACAGCGGTCTTTTCGAACTTAACTTCAACCTGTGGAATGTTACCAGTGATTTCAAACGCTGATAAGATCTGGGCAACGCCACGATCTTGGTCAGAGAATGTCCATCCTGCACCGCCGCTGAGTCTAGCTGAGCTAGAACCAGTGAAGCGTGTGTCAAGATACTGATAACCAAGCTCTTTGTTAGCAACTGTACCAGTATAACCAGCATTAAGACCTGGAGGGTTACCCGCACCAGTTGTGGTTGCACCGATAGGACCTGCTGTACCGTCAATTCCATTACCTAAGTTTTGTGAATTGTAAGTATAACGAAGAGCAAATGCAAGTCCTACTGGACCTGACATTGGTTGAACGCCTACGATTTCGTTGGAGATAAGCTCAGGGAATGTACGACGGATCATCGGGATAAGAATCTTTGGAAGACGTGAGTCGCCAGGTGCATACGAGTCAGTGGAGTTGATAACGCCACCGCCTGGATTGAACTGACCACCACCGCCACCGAAAACACCACCAGTACCTGCGGTATTGGCTTCTTGTACACACCATTGTTCTTGGTTCTCAAGAAGAATAGCGGTATTTAAGCGTGTGTTTTCGTCTCCAATGGACTTAACCGAATCAGACGAGTAATCAAGAACAGGAGCCCACTTCTCAAGAAGTGCTTCTGCTCTACCTTTATCTACGAATGCTTGTGTCGGACGAATTTTCATATTGCTTTTTTTCCTTTCAAAATACCTCAGGTTACGAGAACCTCATTGTTCAGGGTGAAATTATTTCAATTTCGAAAGCTCACTTACGTAAGGATTAACTTGACGTGGTGCGCTGACTTGCTCTGTTAGAATTGGAGCGTCAGACTTTACTTTACGATTCTTAAAAGCTTCTTCTTTAATTACTTCAATACGCTCTTGTTCTTTCTTTTCGAATAACTTAAGGGTGTAGTCGAAGTTTTCTTCGATAAATTTAGGAGTCTTGTCGCCTAAAACGCGTTTAATATATTCTTTTTTCTTCTCAGGTAGAGAAGCTGTCTTACTTTCAATAAGTAAGCTAGCTTTTGTCTTAAGGTAGCTCTCTTTAAGAATATTATTTTCGTTTGTTAGTTTTTCAACTTGCTGTGAAAGAGCGTCTATTTGATTTTTACCGTCGATAACTGCTCCTTGTACAGATTCACTCATGAGTGCTGAATCAACAGCAAGAACTTTTCTAAGATTAGTTAGGACCTCTCTAGCTGTTCTATTCTTTGTAGCTTCTTGTATTGACTCAAACGGAATAGCTTCGTCAATAAATTCTTCTAAATAGTCTGAAATAGACTCAACAAGTGTATTTTTAAATTTACTTGCTTCGCTGGTGAGTGACTGCTCATATTTTTTAACAACGTTTAAAAGCTTTTTGGTGTTATCGCGATCGATAGCCTCAACAACCGTTTGAAGCTTAGCAGTGTGATCTTTGTCAATTGCAGCAATTAATTGATCTAATTTTTCAGCATAAAGCTCATCCTGTTGTGCTAATGCAGACTCAACAGTAAGTTTAAGCTTAGTACTAAAAGCTTGCTCAATTGCGGTAAGAGATTCTTCTGTAAGAATATCTTTTGCACTTTCAGGGAGTAGGTCGTTAACTTTCATATGTTAGAAAAGAGGTTGATTGGCAGCTTTATTTATTCTAGCTAAAATCTTGGTTTCGATGGCTGCCTTTAAATATTTATTAGCCTCAGCGTAATTTTTTGCAGAAATTGAGGTTATAAATTTAGATATATTGGATGAAGAGTTGAAGGTTTCTTCATCTTCCTCACCTTTCTTTTTTAAAAATTTCTTAATTTCTTTTTTAGGCATTTCTTTAGCAACTTTTTTTGCTGCACCTGTAACACCTTTTTGGCCTTTCTTAGCTCCCATTACAGCGCCAAAGAATTTCTTTTGTTTTTCACTCTTAGCAGGCATATTATTATTTATATAGATTGTAGGAATTTTAGTATGTGTTCTCTTAAGATTCCGTCTAAATTCTTTTTGGGTAATGTTGCAATTCCTTTTTCGAATCTTTCATAGAATTCCTCGTATTTGCCGTTTTCAGCAACTACCCATTGCTTAGATTCTAGAATGCCGTTAACAAACGCTTTAGGAAATGAAGGATCAGCTACACAATCCACTGCCACTAGCTTGAGATTGCGTACTACATTATGACCATGACCTTCTTCTAACGTACCGAGGGCCCTGGAAGACATGCCAACCTTTACACCATCGTTGATAAGAGATCTAACTATTAATCCACAAGGTGTAGATAGAACTTTTGATTTACCGTAAAACACATTGTTATCCTCATATAGATCAGTTACTACATGACACGCTCTTTCTAAGTCAACGTCTGCAGTAGCGGGGTGGTTAAGTTCACCCATAGCACGACCTGGAATAACCATCTCTTCGTTGTATCTTTGAACTTCTCTTCTTAGCTCATCAATAGGATACATTCTTTTATTTTTATTAACTCCTTCAGCCATCATGTATGGACCCTTAATGAAAAGAGTAGCAGGGGAGTTTCTATTACTCTCTTCTACAACGTATTCGAATTGATCTTCAAGCGCTGGCTTTTCTACCAAGAGATTAAGTTTTAACATATAATATATTTATACAAAATTGTTACTATTTAAAGTCCTTTTCTGTTAGAATCAAAAATTCTAATCCTTTTTGTTTACAATATTGTCTCGCTGCTGTCCATTTTGCTTGATTGATTACATACATAGACTGCTCGTAGATTAAATGTTCCCGCTTTTTATATTTTGTAGTAGGTGCAGATGTCTGCTTAAACGGTTTTATTTCTATTAAGTACCTACCGATTTTATCTCCCTCGCGTATAACTACAAAATTATCTACAAAATATCTATGAACCCGTCCATCGAGAGGACTGATATAAGGAATTACCACGTTTTCACTTCCCCATTTAATAATATTAGGATTATTATCGCAAAATCTCATAAATTTTAGCTCAAGACCGGAGCGATAAATAGCATGAGTACCAACAAATTTATCTCTGTTGCAGGGTTTAAATATACCTTGTCTGTATTTAGAATTCTTTTTAAGGTTCATCCTATAAAGAATAAACATGGATCTGCATCGCCGAATCCAGCAGATGCACCGGTTAATAGTTTTTCTTCCAATTCTTTCTTTTCTCTAATTCCTTCGTCTAGAATTGCTGAGTTTAAAACACCGCCACCTAATAAATTTACATTAGTAAACTTACCACGCACTCTACCTATTATTATTTTAGTGAGCGCGCAAGCATATTCATAGACCCACTGCTCTTTTATTACATCTCTAATAGGTCTCTCTACGTAACACGATATTACTCCATAGAATCTGCTACTTCCGGGCTGTGGGTACATCTGCAAATATTGTGTACGTTCGTCAAACTTAAAGTCCTTTCTTGTTGCTAAAACCTTTTCACGTGTTTCTAACCATTCCTTTAAAGAATACCAAGATACTAAGTCAAATCCATAGTTACCTAACGCGTAACTAAAATAAGTTTGTTGAGCTAGTGTTTGTTCTAAAGTAAAGAGAGTGTTAATACCGGTATTTGATCCTTCTTCGAAGTCTGTAACTGCTATTACTTTACGGTAATCCATAGCATCATAATCGAATACGTTTGCGTATTGATATGCTGTGGTAGGCTCACCTTGTATAGTCTGTACTTTTTTTCGCGATTCTTTAAATGAACTTGTAAGTGATGGGTTATAAGTAGTAAGTGAATTATAAAGAGTATCATCAACTATTTCTAACTCATAAAGACCTTCTGTAAATAAAGTTGATAAAGAAGATGAAGTAGAAAAAAAGCTGTTAGGTAGTGAAGTAGTAGATATGTAGACAGTGTCAGGATTTTCAACTATATAATTAGGACTCGTGTAACGAGGAGCTTTAGCTATTTTTTCTGGGTTACTTAGATCAGTTTTCGCAAGTGTATATAGGTGATCTAGACGTATTCCTTTATTTTTTTCGTATAAATTAGAATCAAATATCAAAAATTCTTTTGTGAAGCCTGCATATTTTGTAAAATATTCAACAGCTAATTGAATGCTTTGATAAAGTTGATCGCGATGAATCTCAAGAGTAATAAGAGGTGCACCGAGTGATCTAGTTATTCTATCTGATAGATCGTTAAAAGTTTCAATCTTATTATTTAAATTAGTAGATTGAAACGCTGAAACTGGCTTGACCTCGCAAATGTCCGACATACTATTATTTATTGTATGGGTGCTGGAGCACCTTCACTTGGAGTTGCGGTAGGTTCAGCTGGAGCACCCTCTGGTGATTCTCCTACCCCTGCACCTTCACCGCCAACTTCAGCAGGACCTCCGCCAAATGCCGGGATACCACCGCCAGCTTCACCTCCCATAGCACCTCCTCCCGCTTCTGGTGCTCCACCGCCTAGCGCTCCCGCTACTGCAATCTCTTTCCAGCTGGGACCATTAGTCTCAATTTGAACTAATTCCCACTGCATTTCTTTATCTTTGCGCATAAACTCTCTATTTGCAAGTATATCCTTATCTTTCCATCCAAGATACTTTTTCTGCGCGTATGTAGCGGAGATAAACTCACTTCCGGCAAGGGTTGTGTAATTTCTTGATTTTAGTTCTAATCGTTGATTTTCTCTCATTTCATAAAAATTAGTAGGTACATTAAGCTCTACTTCTATATTCATGTCTTTAAGATCATACTTATCCCATAATCCTTTAAATTTAAGATGGGTAATAAATCCTCTTTTTATTCCAACTGAGAATCGTTGCTGTTGTCTAATAATAAATCTTGCAAACTTTAATTCTTCTCTTAGAATTTCCGCTCCATCTCTAAAGGCATCTTGCGGATCTAGTCTTGAAGTAGGTACTTTAAGTGATCTATATAGTTTCTTTATAAAATACATCAAGTCAGATAATTCACCAAGATTTTGACCTCCAGCAAGCTGGCTGACTGTAGTACCTTCTTGACCTTGTCTTTTTGCGAACCAGAATGCATCTAGCATTGACTGTGGATTGAATTTTTTAACCACGTCATTTTGATCTATATCAAATGTTTTTGATGACCAGTAATTTTGTATTAATTTACGGAGATAAGCTTCAGCTTTAGGCGCCGGCATATTACCTACATCGACATTAAAAACTAATCTTTCTGGAGCTCTAACGAGTCTGTAGATAACAATTGCATCTTCTATTAACGATAGCTGTCTATATGCGCGTCTCGCGTTCTCCAAAAATGGAACAACCATCGTCTTACTTTCATTCATTACGCCTGAGTTAACATAGACAACTTGATTCTCGTCTAGTGGTATTAACTCTGTTTTAACGACTTTTGACGGATGTATGGGGTCAAATATAGGTTTTCTATAGATAAACCCTTTAACCATCATATTTTGAATGTTGTTATATACCGGGTCTATTAGCTCAGCGGGTAAGTTAATTACTCCTAAGACACCCTCATCTAAATAATCCTTGTGTATAATCTGTTCAAAAAACAGTTCACCTTCAATCATTAACTGCCTAAAATACTGCCATCCTCTATTTTTTAGATCATAGAATTCAACGTATTTATTAAATTCAGTATCAAGTGTATCTTTTTCAGAAGGTGTTAAATCGATGTTTCTAAAATTTAAATGAGCTATATTCGAATTTTCATCTGGGTTTATAGTTTCATCACAAATCTCATCTAAAGCATCTGCTACTTCTGAGTAAGCAGACATTATTCTATAATCTCTTAATCTAGCATCTTTATTCTCTTGAATATTTGCATACATCACATCACCAAACGTGGTATCTTTACCCATTGACCCTATAGGAATATTATTATATTCATTAGAGATAGATATTGACTGTCGGGCTAAGGCTTCTGATCTTCTTAATCCAGTCTTTGCAAATATACTATATTTTGGGTTAAGCTGCTCGTTATTAGGATCTACTATATTAGAATAAGGTAGTTTGTTCTGAATATAGGATACAAGATTTCTACCAAATGTAGAGGTTTTTCCGTTATTGGTTACGTAACTGCTATTATTATTTGGTGTTGTATCAGCCATTTTATTATATATTTAATCAATGTACTTCAAAAGTAAAGCCAGATAAACTATGAGATGTAGTCCATCCCGCTGGGTTATTAACAATAATATCTATACTACCAGATCCGCTCAGGTATGGTATATTAACTGCTAATACGTCGTTTGTTATGATAGAATAAGAAGAAGTAGGTAATATAAATCCCGTAACGCTTCCTGTATATTTTGTCTCTAGAGTAGTGAGCGTATAGTTAGTAGTTACTGTATTATTAGCACTAAGTAAAACACAATCTACAAAATTATAGTTAGTACCATAGAAAACAAAATCATTTGTAAACGGAGCAGCCTTACTAAGAGTAATATTTTCCTTTACCGGAAGTTTTGATCCTGTATTTGAGTAAAATATATTAGTTATTGTAGGTAGAGCGGATAAAGTGTAGGAGTCTTCTGCGCCTGTTAGATCTAATCCAGATAATGATTCATATGAGAGAGTATCTGTTCTACCTATCGCGTAGGTATTAACATCAATAAAATATATAGGAGTTGATAATTCGTTTTTATTTTTAAATAGCCATCCTTTTATAGTAAACGATGTATCACACACTACTCTAAACTTATCGTTATATGTTGTATCGGTAGGAGCATTGAACGATATATTACCATTCCAGAGAACTTCGCTTCTTATTTCTACAACCTGACCTTCTATTTGAGATGGCTCCTTCCAGGATAATATTATATAAGGATTACTATATGGTATAAAATTAGATAAAATTTGATCTATGTCCTGCATATACCTAGCTAGAATTGACATATTAATAGTAATGTCGATCGGAATAGGCATTTTAACATTGCTGGTTTTATTTCTAGTATACGGAGTGTAAAAATTATCAATTTTATTAAAAACTCTATCATTAGCTCTACTAATAGAGGCAATATCAACAGCGACTACAGGTAGGGTAAGGTTTTGAGCTTTATTGACAATATCATACATTACACGCTGTTTCGGAGCTAAAACATATCTTACCTCAATATCTTCTTTAGCTACGCGATTATTATCATACCTTTTTATAACAACATCGTCAAACGCCGCTATAAACTGAGTAATTAAATCCTTTATTTCAAAATTGTATGTATAATCTTTAATAGCAACCTCCTCTATATATTTATTAAACAAATCTATCTATAAAGTATTTTGGTAGCTTATGCTTATTCTTAATAACCTGTTCAATTACAGCGCCATCGAGGATGTATGTTATGCAATGATCTTTATGAGATCTTACTCCTCTACCGCAACTCTGGATTAGAGAACTTAACATTTTATTAAGATACCAGTTGAAATCTAACTTCATCATACGCTCTACTCTTTTGTCTACTAAAGGTAGATAAGGTGCTTTGATTATAATTTGAAATCTAGCTAAATCATCCTTGAGGTCTATACCGTGCGACATAGACGGTGATGCTAATATTGTAGGTTCACTGGATAGAGAGTGTTGAGATATAAGTTGTTCGTTGTTAACTCCAGGCTCTCTAAACAAAATTCTTTTATTAGAAATATTCGTCTTTAGATATTCTGTTATATAGTTAGAGTGAGTATGTATAATACCTTTATCTTGCGAATGAAGATTGCAGATATCTTCCACCTGCTTTGCAATTTTGTTTAGATTTTTCTGTAAGTTGCTATGATTTAGTTTTAATTTAGTTTGAACGTAAATAGGCGCTTTTGTAGAATCAAAGGTTGATTCAGCTTCTATATATTTAAATTTTGTTATACCTAGCGTTTTACAAAAATTTGTAGGGTCGATAATAGTAGCAGACATTAATATTATCTTTTCACCGTTATCGAAAAGATGATTTGCTAAATTATTAACCTTAAGCGGTGTAAAAGAGATACCATTCGTTTCTCTTTCATATATATACTCACTATCACACCACGTAGATGTAATTGCGGATATTTTATTATGTATATTTTTTAATGATAATAGCTCTGCTCTCTTATCAGCTAAGAATATAGGTGAAGCGTGCTTGCTATTGCTTATTATATTTTTTAGGTCTTCTAACCTATCATTAATAGAAATAGAAATATGTGCCAACCATCTTCCTACTTTACCGTAATCGTTTTGTGGAAAAGGACTAATGGCAATTTCACATTTTTTGAGAAAGTCAAAATTTAATTTAATTGAAAACTCTTTAACAATTTGATCTTCTAGCTCTGAGGCTTCATCGCAAATAAGATACTTACGCTTTTTGAGGTGCTTAGGTAAGGCAAAAAACATGTTATAATTTAGAGTAGAAAACGTTGAAACGAGAGCTTTATTTCTTGCTTCGTAATACGGACATCTATTTTTTGACCAACACTCTTCTTTTAACTTAGAAGAGTGTAGACAGGGACCACTCTCTACAGTAAAGTTTTGATCAACCTCACACTGATAGTTTGATTTACCTTTCAGTACATCGACATCAGGAAACAATTCCTTATACTGATCTTGTAGTGACTTTGTTATAGTCAGTGCAAATGCTCCGAACGGTGATTGATCCTGACATTCATCTTCATACATGTAAGCGCCCATCTGCGTTCTCTTGTATGCAAGATAGCTCATTACAAGATCTGTATAACTATCGGAAGGTGTATTGCTTACATTACCGAGAGTTTTTGAAATGAAGGACTTGCCAGAGCCTGTAGGTGCAGCACATACAACAAACTTATAGCCATCCTCAAAGGCTTGATCTATGTTTTTAAGTAGCTTTAACTGTTGCGTATTTGGTGTAAACTTATCTGGAAATCCTTCGAGGAGGTTATTAAACATACCTCATTGTAGTATAGTTCCTTTATTTTACACTGGTATTATTTGAACTAGTCGATTATACATTCTCATACTATCGTCAGTATTAACGCTATTGATCCTCTTCATAACGTCTCTATTAAAGTGCGTAAAGCTAGAAAGATGATAGTTCAAGGTACATGTTTCACCGTTATCGTGAATAATAAACGGGTAAGGTAGCTCTAGTTGTTTTATTTCACCTCGCTCGTTCTCAATATTAAATTTTATAAAATACTGCTTTGTGTTAAATAATTTTATTTTACCGGTTTTCAGTATTTTGTTGTCACACTTAAAAATAACTTTCTGTAAGAGAAATTTTTGAAGAATTTTATTGTAATTTTCAATATTCATGAGTTCATAAATTGAAGTTTTTGTTCAGCTGTCATAGGTAGTAATGCTTTATTATAGTATTGCCAAAATTCATCATTTGCAGGAATTTCATTCAAAATCATTGCACCCTCTAAAGATACAACTCTAAAGTCCTGCATAAATATATCCCATACGATAACTGCATTTTCTGTTGTTTCATTAAATCTCTTGCCACTCATAGGAGGCCTGTAGTTTAGAGACATTCTTCCATTTGTTGAGTTTAGGAGAGATGATGATTTTGTGCATAGCATTCTACGTGTAGCTGGTCGTCCTGGTACAGGAATTCTTCTTACAAAGCGTAGATCTACAACGCTATTAAGCAGTTTCTGCTCTAAGCTCTCCTTCGATATCATTTTTATTTTTTGGTTTACAAATTCCAAATATTCTATTTTCGTTTAAGAAAATACCATTTTTTATTGAACCTACATTTTCAATATCAATATTTGAAACTGTTATTCCTAAGTTGTTTGGGAATATTACAATATCACCAACTTTAGTGTATTTTGCATCTGGACCGGCTAAAATAACCCGAGCTTTTCTCCACGCTTTGGTTAGCGCGTTTGTAGGGACATATATACCGTTTCTTATAACCCCATCACCTTCATTCGTAGTATCTATATACTCAACAAGAAGAATGTCGTCGAATATAAAACTTAATTCATAATCTCGAATACCAAAATCTCCTTCTGAATGCGACGATAAATCAATTAAGCTTCTCGTTGGTGTAATTTGATCAATGCTAGCTCTCATCTTTGGTTATTTACTAGAGGTATCAAATAAATCAATATATAGTAGTACCTCTCTCTTAGAAATATTATAGTTTCTTGCTATTAGCGTTGTGTTAATAGCTTCTTCCTTTTCTTTTTCTTCTTTTTTTCTCTTTATATATTCTATCTTCTTATACCTAAGCACAGGTAAAAAATTAAAATATAGCTTATACAAGTCATTCTTATCATCAAAAAGACCAGTATATTTGTTTATAGTTTCATTAACTAAAACACATTGATCTTTATTGTAAAAGGATAGCCACCTATTTAGTAAAAATGGTAGAAAATGAGTCTGTGATTCTGTATCTAAATTACGATGTATATCTTTTCTAGAAAAGAAAAGATTGCGTAACATATCAAAAAACGTCATACAATTACCTTTGTAGTAGCTATTTGTATATCTTTAATTTCGTTATTGAAGTGATCAATAACCAGCGACATAAACCTCTGTGCTTCTTGTTCAGACATCATAGAGCTATAAGCAAAACCAGGAGCTTTTTTACCAGCGTTAATATTAATACCTGTATGACCAATAGCTATATTATCTTTTGAGTAAGTAATTGATACACTTACTTTACCTACCTCGTATTCTTTTTTGTCTGATCCAATGAACTTATCATGAACCATTAAATCATCACCTTTCATTTCAATAGGTTTGTTAATAGTACTTGAAAGAAAGTTAGCAATAATTGTATTAAAGTATCTTTGAAAAGCTACAGCGCCAAATGCACATAAGTTAGGAATCTCCCAACAAAAATTAATAGCATCGTCACTAAAAATATAGTCCTTTGAAAGTGAATCTTCAAGATCAATAAGATTTTCACTTACATACATTGGAGCTCTAAACGCTACAATATTACCGTATGGAGATACTTCCTTTTTAAAAAACTGATATGCAAATCGTTTGTGAATTAGATCTCCGTTATAGATAGGTTGTTCAATAATCATACTTCCATTATAATGTATCTAGAATCTATTTCAATAGCTAAATTATAGCGACTTGAAAATTTGCTCGTGTTTTTGTTCTATTGTAAAAAACTTAGATTTTTCATGAATGGGTTGCGTTCATTTATTATGCCAATGGTAGGTAAACGCTCCGTCGTATAGTTGAACGTTCATAGTCTTATTTAAAAATTTTATTGTTGAAATAATTTAATGCGTTTATTGCATCAGCAGTATTATTAAGATGATTATGTATTTTATAAAACGCATCAAATAATTCTACATCTTTTGGTGTACCTAAGCAAACGTAGTTCTTAGAATCAAAGTGCGTCACTTTGAGATTATCTTCTATCATTAAATTATAGAGCATTGTTATATAAAACTCATTGTTAACTCTTTCATTTCTTTCTATAAGTTCTTCGCAATATTTTTTAAGCATTGAACCTGTTTTAAAATAATATATACCACCTGAAGCGTATTCATTTTCTGGATTATCTGTAAAGTGTTGCTTTTCTTTAATTTCTAGAACTTGATCTTTATCCACCCGTAGATATGCGAAATACTTATTATATATACGATGAGGATGCCACCCAGTGTGTGTAACTATACACCCATCAACATTTAGTTTTTTTATGTGGATATAGAACTCTTGGATATTCCAATTAATATGAAGATCGCAATATGTTACTAGAGTTTCATCTTTATCTGATATGCAGTTAGACTGTAGAACCGAGTATACAGGCCCTAGTCTATGACCTTCGATAATTGAAATTGCACAATTAGTAAATTTTTCTCTTAGATAGTTTTCTAGATTATAGTCATCTACATCTTCTCGCTTAATAATAAATGTTACATTTTCAAAACTTGTTAGATTAAGTGTATTAGTTACATATTCGATAATTGGCTTATCGCCTATTTTTATTAAAGGTTTTATTGTATACCCTTGATCTAAAAATCTTTGACTATGACCTGATAGTATTATAATATGCTTCATATTGTATTGGGTAATCTGTTAATATACCTTTCGTATTAAAATAAGCTTCTTCTATTTTCGAACTAACTAACTCTGGCATAACCACTATTGCATTTTTGTTTACAACATCAGGTTTAGTAAAAATAAACCCTTTTGATGTTAGAACAAACTCATCGCTACTATGACCAAAAAAATTAAATCCAATATCAAGTGCTGAGAACAGGACTGCTGCTTCTATGTTTTTACAATGCAACCATATTCTATCTTTATACTGTATAAATTTAAATAAAAAACTCTGGATATCCAGAATAAATTTTGACGGTAGATCATGACCTATGTGTATTAAATTATCTAGAACCCATACATCTATCTCAACATCAAAATTGTATTCTTGCAAGCACCTAAGTATACTACCGAGAGTATTCTCGTCGCTAGCCGGACCGTTAAGATTTGCTCTGTGTGATATTATTTTTGTCATACACTAGTACTCCATGCTATATTTAAAATTTCTTCTATTTGAGACTTTGTTTTTTGGTATGGTCGTTCACAGTGGATATCTATATACTTCTGCGCTTTAAGTTTTTCTGGGCAATATATGTAATTATCTTTACTGTAATCATATCTACTTCTACATATTTTTTGTAAAGTATTGTTATAACCAAAAGAGTGGATCTTTTTTGTATGTAGTCTACTTAAAAGACTTTTTGTTGAAGTTCTCTCTTCATCACACCAGAAAAAGGTAGTAGGGTCAGTAATTTCATCTAATTTATTATTATCCCCTATTTTATTAAAAATAATTCGCTTAACTTGTTCTTCTAGAGTTCCTTCTAGATCTAAAAACTCTGCAAAAGTTTTTCCTTTAGCAACATGATAATGCGCAGGTACATCGCATAATCCATGCAACCAACTATCATACGGCATTTGTCTATTTTCAGCGCAAGCTGTAGCGTTTAAATGGATATAGTGGTCTTCGGGTATACCACTAATATTGTCTGTAAACCAAAATTTATTCAAGGGTAGCTGGTCTATATCGCCAATCATCCACGTAGTTTCTGGTTCTAGAGCAGTGTAGTAAAACTTACTCCATGTTATTTGAAGAACTTTTGGTAATGTTTCAATAAATTTAAAATCGATTACCTTTCCGTACTCTTCACTAATATTGGTTTTAGATCTATCTCCAAAAAACAAGCAGACACAATCAAATCCAAACTTCGTTTTAAAAATTTTAGAATTTATATTCCAAAAATCACTATACTCTTCAGATGAAGAAAAAATTACTTTATCAATTTTCATACACTTAAAAACATTTTGTTAAATTTATCCATTACTTTGTCTGGTGTGAACTCCTGAACTAACTCCTTGTAATAATATTCGCCTTTATTTTGTTTTTGTAAATTATCAAGTATATCAATTAAGTCTTTTTCACCCTCATACCATATACCCCTGTCTTGTAGTATCTCTCTATGATTTTGATCTTGACCACCTACCCAGCTTATCACAGGTTTGCCTTGAAACAGAAACTCAGATAGTGCCAACCCGAAACTCTCTCCCATATATCTAGCATGTAGCATATAATCGCAAGTAGTAATATAGTTTGCTTTATGCTGCATATTAAAAGTCCCTTCAACATGAATAACATTGGGGTGCTTTTTCATGAAAGGTCTAGTATTCATAAACACGAAGTAGATATCATTACGCCTTTCTAAAACTTTAGAAATAGCTCTATGAACAAAAGGTAAATCAAACTCGGAATAACCGCCATGACGACCTATAACAATGGCTTGTTCAGGAATATTAAGTTTAGATCTATAGCTCTGTTTTGCTGGAGGCATATCAACCATGTAGGGTACATAATTGTTTGGCAATGACATTCGTTGAGCTAGCCACTGTGAAATATAAGCATAGGCATCTCCGTGTTCATCACGATGTTGAAATACTGCGTGTATACATGATTTGCAATTAGGTATAATTTTACCGTCTTGATCCCCAGCTTTTACATAATAAACATATTGTATATTTTTCTGCGCACAAAATTCAGTACATTCATTAAAGTCATTATATAAAAAAACTTCAAATCGATCCTGAAATTTAATCAGAGCAGTCAGATCTGCATTCTTATTAGATATAATATATGACTTGTTGCCTAAAATAGCCTCATTGTAGTGCGCATAGTCATACATAGCGACATTTGTCCCACGCTCGTTTAATTCGTTTGAGTGAAAAGCTACTACTTTCATTTATTTGCTATTATTAAAAATGTAGGACAGCCGTCTTCAGTTACATGAATTATATTTTGATTATAATCAACGCAAAATTTATCTACTGCAGTCTTAATTTGATGGTGGTAGTCGTGTCCCATTAGATAACCTCCAGCTTTTATAACTCTAAAAGAGTTTACCATATCGTTATAAACCGCTTCTTCAGAATGATCTGCATCAACATAAATTGAATCAAAATAATTTTCTTCACATGATTTTAAAAAAGATGTAGAATCACTACGAACTACAAAGATATTATTTTTAGTTTTAGTCTGATGAAAAAGACTGAGATATATATTTTGCATATCTTGAACTTTAACATAATTATCTCCATCTTTATCACCTGATCCCATTTCTCCCTCCCATATATCTACTAGATATAGTTCTTCCGGGGAGGTTTTTTTAAGTATCTCTTTTGCAAACTCACCTCTAAATACACCTAGTTCTAAAAACCTCCCACCTTTAGGTAATACAGAAAGTAATTCCGTTCTCGTTTTTACATTTACTAAATTCATGTGTCTTAGTCTATATTGGTTTTAATAAATTTCAATAAACTCGTAGCTCTATTTTTAAAAGTATGTTTACTAGAAGCAAGCTTATAACCCTCTAAGCTAACACTTTCTACTAATTCGGGCATTTTCTTTAATTCATTTAGTATATCAACAGCCTCATTTATATTACGATAGAAAAATACATTGTATCTATCTTTAAATCCTAACTCTTCATATTGACTATTATAATCAGTCATTAAAGCAGTCCTACATCCTGTAGTTTCAAAGCTTCTATAATTTATATCATTAGCTATATTTTTATTAAACTGTATGTGATAGGAGTTTATGGCTTCAATCATATATTTACCTCTAACATCGATATCTAACTTAAAAGGCATTTTAGAGTTTAAAAAATCAAAATACGGTTTTCTGTTTACATAATTGCCACAAAAGCCTACAAAATGTTTCTTTTCAATATTAAGAGGTTTAATGTAATCATCGTCGTAACAATTAGGAAACCATAAACTGTTTTTATCGCAATAATCTTTTGTTGATTGTAATATATAATTGTATTTTCCTTTTATAAAAACATCTTTATAGTATTCATAGCCTCGTACATGACAGTCTATCGACCATAAAAATTTTAACGGCTTAACGTATTTTGAAAGACAAGGCATCCAGCCTGTATCATAGTTTTCTAGATTTATAATAACATCGTAACTGTTAAAATTTGGAGTAATATTATAATTGTCGTGACCTAGACCCCATACATCGCATTCAACATTATTATAATGTAACGCACGCTGCATACTATTACACTCGCGTAGATGTTTACTAACCTCATGTCTACCATTTTCCTGTATAATTAAAAATTTCATAATGTTCCTCTATGATGTAGAAATAATTGAGGGTATGGTCTATTATCTAAATAGTTTCCCCATTCAGAAGGCTCAGGTAAAAGGGGTATATTATATTTTACAGCGAGCAACGATAGTATAGATTGATCATGTCTATGATCGATATACTCAGGTAAATTTTCTTTAGTAATATTAGGAAGATCAGAAATAATATTGTCATTAGAACAATACTCTTTATATTCCTTTAAAAATTTAATTACCTTAGGTGTTTTCTTATAAAATTGATAAGAACCATCTACCTGTGAAGCGTTATAGTATTTTTCAGAATCGCAATTCATTAATATAAAGCAGTCTCTTTTCGTCCATTCTTTATTTTTATGCGTCTGTCTTTGATAGTTACCATCGCGATTCTCAAACAAAACTATTTCTGTTTTGTCACATTCGTTAAATATATAAGTTAAATCATTAATAATAATATTACCGCTATCAATATAAGCTATTATATCACCATCATTTACTTTGCTTAAAGCGTCTAAGATTATTAAAGGCTTCCACTGCCAGTATCCAAATCCTCTTGTTGAAAGAATATCAGGATATTTTTTCATAAATTCCCATTCTCGACCTTTGTCTGTATAACTAATAACACCGTCGAATTTTCCTTTTTTTGCACTTTCGTTTAATAAGGATTGCGCTCTATACCACTTTGAGTTTGTAGCAAAAGATATTAGTATTTTTTTCATAAATCGAAGTTTTTATTGCGCCTGCTGTTAAATGTTACATGATCTTTATGCTGCAAGTAATCATTACGTACATATAATTTATCAGGTGGTTCATTTATTATAGAATACTGGCAGTGTCTTATCAAGCACTTATCGTAATAGTATGCTTTGTTTAGCATTTGCGACACTAAGGTAAATTCTGTATCACAATATAAGGATTTGTAATCTGGATGATATATGTAGCCAAACCTATCGTAGTATGGTTTACCAATTATTACGAGAGTATTAAGTTTATCGCCTTGAAATCCATCATTGACCCATAAGACACCATCTTTATCAGGAAAGCGAGCAATAAGCTTATTTTTTATTATAACATCATACCCTCTTACTTCAGGTACCATATCATCAGATGCTAATATTAATATATCAAATTGTTTATCTTTTAAATCAGCGTTAATAGCTTCTACCTTACATGTGTTATTATTATAACTAACAGATAGTTTATTATACGCTTTTAGACGAGCTCTTACTTCTGAGTTATTCATTGTTTCGTCATCTACATCACAAGATACTACAAACTCAAAATTATTGCCATCAAGAAGATGATAGTATAGATCAAGAACCTTAAAAAACTTCTCTGGACGTGCTCTAGTCGGGAATTTTATTAATAGCTTTAAATTGTTCATATCCTCTCTCTGAATTAAAAATATTTTGTGTGTTGTGACTGTCTAAGCCGCGATGTACTAATATATTATTATCTATAATATCGAAAGTAATGTTGTTAATAAAGCAGTATATTGATAAGAATCGTTCTAAAAAATGACCAGACATAGGGTCATTGTTTAAATAATTTAAAAAATCAGTAGTAAATGGGTCATTAAAATAATCTACTAGAAATTGTTTGTTAAAAAACATATTATTTGTAGTTAACCAATTATGATTATTTGGTTTAATTTCCTTAATATTTCTTTGTTTTAGGTATGAAAGTGTTTTGTGTGTGAATTGAGTATTAACAAATATACCATCATGCAGCGGCATGTATGTCAAGCCGTAACATTTTAAATTTTTTGAATATATATAATTCTGTAGATTTTCTAAATTAAACCCAGGCATTACATCAGTATCATACTCTAAAAAGCATATATAATCTGAACTACTAGTTGGTAGATTTTTAGCTAATGCGTACCATCCAGTATAGGCTAAATAATGATTACATTCTTCTTTATTTTCAGGCAATCTATCGCACTGGATAATTTTATTATTACTATAATTTGTGTGGTGCTTGCCAACTAACAAATATTTATAATTTACAAGATCTTTATATTTTTCTGTTTCTTCAAAAAAATTAATTAAATTTATACTATGTACAACAATATAAAAGTCTATTTGCATCTTATAATAATATCTTTATGTTTTTCAATTTCGGCTTGATATAGCTGCTCTACGTAAAGACCATAATTATACATAGCTAAATTATTATGTACAGCGCTACTGCTATGATCTATATCACCGTCTTCTACACCGTAGCGTTTTGTACGCCATGACATTCCCTCATAATGCTTAAAGTAACTACCTTCTAATTTTATATTACCTATTTTAAGATTGCAATTTTTTACGTCTTCAAAAAAAGTACAACCTACATCATATATTTTTTCACTTACTGAAAACTGTTTTACTGGGTTGTAAAATTTAATATTATTATTTTTTATTGAATCTACATCTATGAAGCAGTGCCATGGATGAACGCGATTATGTATTAATTTACCTCCACGATCACCACATATTTCACCTAATAGCGATAATTTCATTTCTTTAAATTTATCAAAAATTAATGTATGATCTTTATAAAAGATTACATCCGTATCTACTAATAATGCATATTTAGTTTTTATATTTGATAATAGAATATCTACACTTTGTAGATGTAACCCACCTTCATTTCTAATATATGGAACATTATATATCTTTAGTAAATTTTCCGTTTCGTTGTTAGTTGAATTATCAACGATAAGAACTTTTGTTTCTTTATGATGCTTAAAAAAAGAACGTAACATGGTTAGTGTTACCTCTGGAGTATTGTAAGAGCATGAAATTAATGTTATATCTTCCATTTAGACTTTATTACCTTTAAGTTTTTGAGTACTTCCTCTTTAGGTGCCATAGGAGTCATATTTGGATATGTACCGTGCTTTTTCTTATAAATCTCTCTACCTTCCTTAATATTAATAAACCATTTTTCTTTATTTTCTGCTGTAGAGCTTCTATCGATAGAATCGGAAGGTATTGATAAGAAGCTAACGCTGTTATGTATGTCTGCAAACCACCAAAATGGTGGATGTCCCTGTTGATTGATAATTCTATAGGTATGATCGACATGCTCCCAGGCATTATAGAATTGCTCATCGTTTAACCCTACTTTTAATAATATATCACGAGTGAAGAAAGAAAATAATCCTGCAATATGCTCGTAAAGGTCTATCTTTACGTTATTACCATAGTCTATGGTAATTTTAGGGTTAGGTTTAGATTCAGTATTAAGTAGGTGTCTGTTGTGAAGATCGTAATTTATTATATCTTGTTTTCTATTAAATGGTGTCCCGGGACCATAATTAAAGTGTTGTATTCCGGTTTCTTTTGAAGCATTGATATAAGTATCAAAAACATCTACCGATTTTACTAATAAATCGTCCTCTATTATAAAGATATAATCACATCCTTCATCCAGAAGATGCTGCATCGCCTTATTTTTTGATTTACCAACACCTATATTGGTATCATTATTAATGAGCACACCACTTGGTAGATTCAATTTAGATATTTGTTTACCATCATTTACTACAACTAAGCTGTCAAAGCATATCTTATCTTTAAATAGAGAACTTAGCAAGTTAGCTAAATAATCTGGTCTATCACATGTAACTATTCCGATACCTACTTTATCTTTCTTTTTAGACATCTAATTTAATTAATTTTAGTGTGAAAAAAATCAACTACTATAAATAATTATAATGGCTACTTGCAGTAATACATCAACTTATACTAATATTCTCAATTTACCTCGTATTAGTAATATTAGTAATGGCGATTTGCTTATCGTACAGACGGATGATCTAACTACTACTATTGATTTTCAAGATGTACTTATTCCTCTTGAAAATACTACTTTTTCCGGAACAATTAGTTCACACAGTACGCAAATTGAAACCAACACTACAAATATCGCGTCTTTATGTAGTGACTTAGCTCAATTAGCTTACAATGTATCTAATATAACTACTATAGATGTTAACAACGTTACTCCAGTAGGTGGAGGTAATGGTGGAGGTAGTGGTACAACGAGAAATAGTATTTTACAGGCCTTGTCGTCTACCGTACCGTCCTTTCCATGGAGAACCCTTCAAACCGTTAAAAAAGATTCTCAGGTTATTGCAGCTCAACCCTTAAACGGTATATGGACGGATATTGTCTCACTGTGTGGTAATATTACACGCTCTACGCTTAGTAGTTACGTAAGAGTGCAGTGTTCTATTAGTAATGCTATATATCAAAACGGGTACAGTGCGGGCTTTAGAATATGTCGCGGTAGTACTCCTATTGGCGTACCTGATGACGTTGGAGGTGTGCGTATACCTGCTACTGCTGTTCGTACTAATAATATAGCATCTAATTCACCTACTGGCCAACCTTTTGCTCTCGAAACAACTACCTTTGAGGTAATAGATAAGCTAGAAAATATTGTCACATCTAACTTAACGTACAAAGTTCAAGCTCGTAGCAGTACAGGGGTGTATATCAACGTACCCAACTTAGTCAATACAGCAAGTTATGGGTTTAATGGAATATCTACCATAACATTAACCGAGTTAGTTTAAGCCAAACTTTTTAAATAGTTCTTTCTCTTTCTGCTCAGCCTCTAGAGCTGCTTTTTGTTGCTTTACAAGGGCCTCTAATTCATCTAGTTTTTCAGGATTAAATAGAGAGTGCTCATCACCGTATAACTCGCCTTCTGAAGTTATGTATTCTGATATAATATCAATCCGACGCTGAGGATTTGTAGGTAGTTCAATAATTCCCGGTGAATCGTCTTTAGGGAAAAAGATATCAGCATCATAGTTTTGTTTGTATTGTTCAAATAACGCGTTAAAAATATTATCTATTTCTTGAATAAAAGTTATGTTGGTATCTCTTGTACCATCCTCTTCTATCTTAATAGACGAATCATGTCTTAAGAGAAAGATGATATCTAAATGTCTCATCGACTCTTTTGTTAATGTAATACACTTATCGACGAACTTTTTATCAAATCCATCTATACCTTTATCATACGCCCATAAGGTATAAGCTAGGTTATCTAAGGGACATCTATCGTAAACAATTTTAGATTGCTTATCTTGTGATTGAAGCTGATCAATCATAAAATTAAGTATATCCCACTGCGTATCTGTTGTAGTGTCAGATGAATGAGTAAGGTTTTTTTCCTTAATAATATCCCTATATGTCTTTTCTGGAGTATTATATTGCGACCAGACGGCTAAGAAATTTTTAATTAATGTTGTTTTACCTGTATTTGCAGTACCTGAAAAGGCTATTCTCATA